TGTACGAATGTTCCTCTTATATAATAAACACCACCTGTTGTACTAACAGCTGTTCCTAATTGTGAAGCGCTTGTGTGAGTTGTTGCTGAATTAGTGTTTATTGCATAAGTTGTAGTGTGTGTAATAGATGTATCAGCGTAAATGTTTTCAGAGTTTTGAAATATAGTTGTCTCTAAATCTGAACCTGATGAAATATATCTTACGTATAATAAAGGTTGTGTTGTCGAAGTTGCAGCTTTAAATCCTATGACTTTTGCTTTTACACCAGATGTTGCACCTACGATTGTAACAGGTGAGTCTTCGCTATAATATTGTGATGGGTCAACTGTCTCTCCAGCGAAAGCTGAAGCAAGTTGTACTGAATAGTATTGTGTATTTACAGAAATACCACCAGGTATAACTACACTACCTTCTTGAAAAACATGAGAACCAAATCTTTCAATTTGATTTTGTAGTATTGATTGTAGCTGTGTTAACTCTCTAGCCTGTACTGCGTAACCAGGTCTAAAAAGTATTCTATGAAAATTTTTGTTTTCTGCAAAATCATCATAATATGGTGCTACGTTTAGGTCAGTTTTTTGTGCCATATTATTCCTTAAAACTCAATAATTATCTTAACATCTTCAGTTTGATCTGATACCCTTTGAATTGGTTTTCTATTTTCAATATAAACTATATTACCACTATCTGGTTGCAACTCTGGGTTTGCATATCCACTTGTTAGTGTAACTGTATTTCCGTTTGCAAGTGTGACTGTTTCAGAACCAGTTGACGATGGTGTACCTACCGCATTTGTAGTTGCACCTGTAATAGAATTTGTACCACTAAATGCTGTAAAACTTTGTGTAGTTGTTGCTGTGCCGTAAGTAGAAAATCTTTCTTGTTGATAATACAATAATTTTCTTGTGGCATCCCACTCAACAACTCTACCTACTGCACCAGTTGTTGCTTGAGTGATTTGTTCATCAACATCAAAAGTTCCTGTGGCTGAAGAGAACTTAACAACATTGGTTTGTCTAGCTGTAGTTGCAGACGCCACGGTAGTTGTACCATAATTGGTAGGGTCAACTACTATGCCAACTTGTCTAAAGTCATTTTGTACTGTAAAGTCATCACCTTCAGCTTGTGTTATAGTTGTATTTGCTATTACAAAATGACCACCTAATTCCTCTACTGCATCTTTACCATGGCCATCTTTTGGTGAGATGATTATTCTTACATCTCCACCTGAACCTGAACCGATGTTTGCAGAACTTGTTAAAGCTGCATCTGAGAATACGTTTGTTAAAGAAACTTTTCCAAAAGTATATGCAGCTCCACCTGCGTGTATTGTTGTATCTGTACCAGCAGTTAATCCAAAACTTGCGATTGAACCACCTGATACTGTAATTCTTATAATTGCACCACTTGATGTTCCTTGACTTGTACCATCACCAAACACAGGTGCGTAGTATGTTCCGTCTGTATAACCTGAACCAGCAGTTATTTTAATTGATTCTATTTTGCCATCTACTGCAGCTGCAGAAACAGTTGTATCTGTAGATACAGGTATGTAATCTGTAGTAATAAACTTTACAGCTTCAGACGCTGTGATTGTGTACATGTATTTTATAATGTATCCGCCTGATGCGAATGGTGATGTACTTGTAGATGTTGGCTCGGAGCCTGAAAATGCAGCCCCAGCATTATTGTCAAGAACTTTATACACATCTTTATTAGAAGTCATGAAATAAAATCTTGAACCATAAATTGAGGAAGCACCTGAAGCTGTAGTGTTCGAAGATGAAACTCTATCATCGTACATATCAAAGACTGTAGAATTGGCCCAGTTAACTCTAGGAAGTGCGAAAGAGATATCTGAACTTGTAATTTTTTTAGCCCCTAACATAGAATCCCATAGATAGAATTCATTTGATATGGCATCGGCTGGCGTTGGTGGAGCTGTATCTGTACCACCTGAAGTACCAGTTGTGAAAGGCATTGGTTTGCCTAAGAATAAGTAATAAGTTGACGCAGCTGATTCACTAAAGGACTCGTGAAACTGATTTGCGTTATGTTGTCTAAATTTTTCTGTTATAATTGCTGTCATTGGTATACACTTCCTTTTGTATTTATATTATTTATACGATATTAAGAACTCCTTATCTCAATAACCGAAGATTTTACAACTGCTCTACTTCCTAATTGTATTACTCTTAACGGTATATCTTCTTTTAATATTTCTGGTCCACTAGAGAAACGTAAACTTGCATGTGGTATTTGACCCTCACTAGCAATTAAAGTAGAATCTTCTAATAATATATGATCTATTTGTGCAGCTGCATCATCAACATCTCTTTCTGATAATAATCTAAACCCTGCGTCTGTTCCGCTACTATCAGTTCCGTCTAATATTAGACTATCAGTTGATACATCTTGACTTGCATCTTCTAGTAAAAATGCGTCTGCAAAATTCTTTTGTGTTGTTTTTTCATATTGTGCTCTAGCACCTGGTACCATTGTACTATCTTCTAATAATAAAAACTGTTTATTAGATGTGGTTGAGAAAGCCTCTGCAATGATAACACCATCCTCTTCTAAAATAAATCTTTCATCACCAGAACCTGTTTTTTCTGATATAATAAAATCATCTTGATCTGTTACTTGACCTGATAATTCTCCACTTGTTATTAAGTGTCCGTCTAATTTTATGAAACCATCTATCTCTAATTTGATACCATCAAAGTCAGGTGCCGATGCATTATTAATATCTGAACTTCCATTATCCAAACCTCTGTTAGATAATAATTCATCTGCAACTATACTGTCTTCAAATATTATAAAACCAGAATTATCTTCTAATTCTAAAGGTGACACAGCATCAAATTCTAATATTACTTTATTACTAAATCTTAAACCTTGTACATCTATTAAGTCACTTGGTTGTCCTAGTATAATTCTATCTGGTCTAACTATATCAACAATTCGTAAATCTTCAAAAGCAGATATTGGAATTGAGTCATTTGTTTTCTGTGAGTCTTCTAATATCATTTTATCAAAGACAGAGTGTACTGTAGCTGCGTTAAATGTAAATGATGAGTCTTCCATTTTTAATCTACTTGTATCACCAATACCTGTTCCACTTTCTAATATTATATTATCGCCTGCATCCGTACCACTTACTGCTGTTGCATTTAACACTATAAAAGAAATCACTGGTATTGGGTCTACACCATCTAGTCTTAATACTTCAGTTTCAGAACCCTCTAATTGTATTCCCTCACTATCAGGAAACATACCACCATTACCTACTGCACCACTAACAGTTCTCATAAAGTTTTGTGAAGCTCTTGCTGTTGCTTTTGATTGAATATTTTTTTGGAATAGAGGTATAAAATTAGTTTGAGCTTTATCACTAGGTGCTAAAGAAGTTTCTGCCATTATTCTTCCACCTGCACCAAATTGATCTATTGTACCATCTTCAAATAAGAAAGCATCACCTGCATCTGTAGATGAACCAGCAGTTGAGTTAATTACAATTTTATCATCTCTATGACCTAATCTACTTGATACTTGTACAGCTTGAGAAGTTCTTCTAAACAATTCATCAAACAATGTTGTAAGTACAGAACCAAGAATAGGTGAGAACTCAGAACCACCAGATGCTGTAATTGCATTTGATAAAAATGATGCAATACTAACTTTACCAAAAGGTGCAAACCCAGATGGGTGTACTGCTCTTCTTAACTCGTTAATGTATGTAGCGATTGATTGGCCGACTTGAACTTCATAAGAAAATTGTTGATAGTAGTAAGAGTCTTGAACACGAATCAAGTCCTCGCCAATCAACGATTCAATGTTTACATACTTACCGTCTGTAATTTGTTTTACTCCAGCACTTACCGTACCAGTAGCAATATCTGCTAATAAAACTGTACCCGATGCACTTGCAGTTGATATTGTAACAGCTGCATCCTCAGAAAAATCAATCTTCTCTTGTAGTATTAAACTATCGCCAGCATTATTTGTGCCATCTGTAGAGTTTAGTGTAATAAAGTCTGCAGCATCAACACCTGTTTCATCTAATATTTTTCCACCATCGTCACTAGCTTCTAGTGTAATTAAATTACCAAAATCTTCGTTCTTTAATTGATTACCATCTTCATCTAATATAAATGCTGTGCCTGTATCAATTAATGTATCGATTAATATTTTACTTCCAGCATCCGTTACTAATCCCTCTTGAGATTGTTCAGTTATAAACACACCAGAGTTATCCTCTAATGCTATTGCTAGTAAAGGATTAGCACCATTAACAGGTTCTGCTAATATTTTAAATATGTTTGCACTTGTACCATCTAGTAATAAATCTTCTTGATTATCCCTTACAAAACTTTGTGGTGTATTAGTTTCTATAACTCCACCCATACCAGAATGATTGACACAATAATAATAAAGTGTAGGTGCATTTGCAGCTATTGTTATTTGAATGTATGCACCAGTAGTACCTGTTTGAATTGTAATAGGGGACTCAGTTACACCAGTTGTATAAGCTGTACCATCTGCATGTGTGCCATTTGGTGTAGTAGAAAATCTTAATTGATGTCTGTTTGTAGCTAAACTATCTCCTAAAGAACTATCTGATAAATCAAAGTAGTAAGTATTACCTTCAACTAATTTTAAACTTTTTTGTCTCTCATTATTAATTTCAAATACATTTGCAGTATCATCAGCATTTCTAACTTTTTTAACAACAACATTTATTAATCTTGTCGCTGGTGTAGCAATACTTGTACCATCTAATATAATATTATCATTTGGTGTACCAACTATATCTTGAACTTCTTCCATAAGAACATTATGACCTGCAAGTCCTCTTGTATCTTCTTGCACAAAAGGTGCGTTAAAAGTAGTTGCTTGTTCATGTCTTATTTTTATAATGTCTTCTAAAGTAATATCTAATTGTTGAGTAGTAGGGTTCCAAGCTTTTACTTCACCTGTATGAGATGTAAGAGTTTCACCTGCAACAAACGAACCTGTAATATTTTTTAATATGAAGTGAGCTCTGAAACGCATGTCTGGTAAATCGCTTGCGTCATAATCAAAACCAGAGTCATTTACTTTTAATGATTCTATAGCACCAATGTCTTTTGTTAATGCTAAAACTTTTGCACCAGAACCACTAACAGTTTCAAAACTAATAGTAGGAATAGATTTGTAACCTTGACCTTTATCATTTAAAAATATTTTATTAATAGATGATGCAGTAGAACTACCAAAAGTGCCAGGTTCTAAAAATATCTGATCGGTGTCATCACCAAAAGTATCTAAGGTTGTTTGAGTTTCATCTGTAATAATTCTATCATTTGCATTTGAACTAGATGAATCAGTACCATTCAAAACAATCTTATCGTTTTCTGTAACAGGGTAAGATACTTGAGTTTCAGAATTGTATTGTGTAGTAGGTGGATTAGCTAAACCATAGTTTCTTTCTGAACTTGGCATATAAAAAGTTTTGCCAGGAAACTCTATAAACTTAAATGGGTTAGAGCTATCAGTTCCACCAGCTGCAGCTGCAGTTAAGAACAATGGATAGTAGTAACCTTTTCGTCCACCACCAAGTTGTTGATCACCACCAACTACAGTCTCACCAGTGGCAAGAATATAGTAAGGACCATTACCTGTTTCATTTGATTCTAATTGTATGTTAAATTCTTCAGAGCTTGATGTAGTTCCAATCTCTTTTAATAAATTGCCTGATGTTGTATCTGTAGCTGTTTCTAATTCTACACCTCCACCAAGTATTGATATAATACCTTCAGCTGCATTGATACCACCACCTGTAGAAAATATTGCTTTCTCACCAAGTCTATAACCAGTACCAACATCTTGTATGAAAGTATCTGATACTGAACCAGATTTTAAACTGTTAACTAATACATCTGCAAAACCATTTCCTTTATCGCTGTCAATAACTGTTGCTTCAGACTCAGAATGTAGAATACCATCATTGCTTAAGTTTGCTTTATTAATAACTGTTTTTACAACAAACTCAATTTCTAAATCTACAGAGTTTGATATACAAGTTATAGTCTCACCAGTTTGAAAACTTGCACCTTGTGATTCATTTTCTAAAGCAAATTCTATTACAGACGTTGTACCTTGTTGGAAAGTAGATGCTGATGCTACAACAGCAGTTGCACCTGAAGTTCCACCAGTAATAACTTGGTTAATAGCTTCTTGACCTGTAGCATTACCACTAGATGCAACTCTAATTAAAATTTGATTACGCCAATTACCATCTGATACTCGTAACATGTTTTCATTAGGATAAAATATTTCAGAGTTCTCATTTAATAATATTTTCATAAAGGTCTTATGACCTTCTTTAGTTCCTTTGGATGAATATAAGTCTTTAATATTTTTTACTAATTTTCTTTTAGATACTTCACTTGCTAAACTATTTGGAATAGTTGCCATGAATGAATTTCTTACTTGATCAAAAAATTCAAATAAAGTATTATCTGTATCTGCGTAATCTAAAAGTTGTTGAATGTTTTGGACAGGGTTTGCTTTGTAAGTAACAATCTTAGCTTCTGCACCAGAAGTTAATCCTTTGATTGTTTCTCCGATTTGAAATCTTTGGTTTGCAGTGGTATATAAAGAAACGTTTCTTACATCTTCTACAATTACTTTTGCCTCTGCACCAGACGTTTGACCTTTTACAGTTTCACCTGCTGTATATTCTGTACTATCTTCTAAAACTATTCTATCTACAGCTGCACCAAGTATTCCGTTTTCAGATAATAGATATTGTTTTGTTTCTGGTTCTAGAATTACATAGTTTGTCGTGAAGTCTAAAGTTATTTTTGCTGACTCTAGAAATGTAAAATAGTCTTCAACAAAATCTTTAAAAATAGTATGATCTGATCTTACGAAATCAGGTAACTGAGTTTCGATTTGTTGTGATACTTTGTTTATTAGTTTAGGGTCATTAGACATAGCATCTCATTCTAGTACGAACTTCCTGAGCTTCCACTTGAGCCAGATGAACTAGATGAGCTTGATGTCGATGTAGTTGTGCTACCTGTGGTCGTGGTTGTAGTAGTAGTAGAAGTACCAGACCCAGACACACTATATGATGTACCAGAGGTAGACGCACTATCAACTTGAGCTGTAATAGTAGTGTTCGCAAAATCTATTTCAAGTAATTGATTTCTTACAGGCACAATATCATTTGATGCTGGTGTCATAATTAATCTAATTGCAGTCGATGTAGAACCATCAACGTTTGATATTGCAGTAAAATTAATATTGTTAATTGTAATATAACCAGAAGTATAATCTATAGTTCCAGCTTCATTATCAAAGTAAGAACGTGTTGTACCAATCAAAGCATATCTTCTTAAATTACCAGAACCATCATCGTCAAAAAAGAATTCTGTTTCTGTATCCGTACCAACTTTAAAACCAGAGGAAGATAGCACACCACCAGTTGCTTTTAGATAACCATCCTCTGGGTGAAACATTGCATTGTTAAACGCAACGTTATAAGATTTGGTTGTGCCTTGTTCTGGTGTAAAATCTTTAGATAGTTTTACAGATGTTGTGTTATTTAAAATAGCTGTGTCTGACTCATCAATTAATTTAGAAACTGCTGATGCTCTATATTGTCCATTGAAAGTTTGTAGAGTACTAGAGTTATAATCTGTTAATGTTGTATTTACAAGAGTTACTAATTCTGAACTTAATTTTGTAGTTGCTGATGAATCGTAATTAAATATTACATTCAATCTTAACTTTGTAGTCTCTGGGTCAACAACAACAGGTGTGATTGATGCAACAGTAAAAGGTGCTAAGTCAGTAATCAATTGAGATTTTTGAGAAGACGTTAAGTTTGCACCAGTTGTAGATTTTACAGAGATAAACACTTTACCATACTCAGGTGTTGATGTTACACCAGTTGAAGAGTTGTAAGAACCAAGCTCTCCACCAAATACTGAAACTGCTTGTGTTTGTGGGAATAATCTTTTTACATAAACCTCATAGTCACCAGTGGTTACACATCTACCTTGCGATGCATAATCTAAAGGTGCATTTAATTTTATTGATTGAATAGTTTCTGGTTCTGCTCCACCAGTTGCTCTTTCAACAGTTGTCAAAGTAATATCAGTTACGCCATCGATACTTGCAGGTGGTGTAAATATGAAAGCACCATTTGCATCTGACTTATTAGTTACAACGTATTTTAGTATAACGATGTTACCATCATCAACAGCTTTAGAAACAACACCATCACCAAAGTAAACTTCATGTCTTCCGTTTTCTATTTCTTGTAAGAAGTAAACAGTAGAGTCAGTAGCAAGTTGAGTTATGTCTGTTGCTTTTGTGTAAGTTGTTGTAGTAGAATCTGAGGCAGAGTTTTGAACTTGCACGGTTAGTGTAGAAGTATCTGCTCTGTTATCTCTTAATATAAATCTTTGTTCTAGGTCTGTAGTGTTTACAGTATATCTTGTAGTGACATAAGTACCTTCATAAACTTTTTGTGCATCAAAGTTTACAGAGTTTCCAAACTTGGCACCTGTAACATCAGCAATAGTAACAAACTGATAACTAATACCATCAAGTGTAGTAGTAAACGCTGTTCCAGCATTCATTGTCTTTGAAGTAGAATCTGTTTTAAGTGAAATGTTTATTGTCGCCATTGGAGCTGTGGCTGATCTAACTTCATATCCTAAAGTTTTTGCATGTGATACAGCTGACGATCTTAATGATGCTGTATCTAAAAACATTTCATTTGCTAACATGTTAGCATTGAAACCTAGATAGTGTGTATTGTAAGCTAATGTATCTAATAGAACATCGATACCTGAACCATCAAAGTCATAATCTTTAAACTCTTCTTGAGCTTTTAAATATATTTTTAAATTTGATTTGATTGCGTCAAAATCTAATTCTGTTACTCTTAAATTTCTTTTCTTTATAGTCGTTGCCATTATCGTATTCTTTCTAACATAATTGATAAATCAACTAATTCAGTAGGTGCATTAACAACATAAAAAGATATACTAATTTCATAAGCATTGTTATCCATATTAGGTATTGCTCTAACTGAAACTAATCTTGCTCTTGGTTCAAAGTTATTAATTACATCTTCAACTTTTCTTGCAATAATATTAGCCACAATAGGAGTCATGTTTTCAAACAACATGTCTCTCACCCCACCATGTATTTCAGGGTGGAATGGTTTTTCATATTCGTTAAGTAGTACTAGATTTCTGATTGAACGTTTAACGGCTTGTATATCTTCGACTCTACCAACATCTGAGTCTGTGCCCTTTTTTTTAAAGAATAAATCTAAGTCTCTATATATTCTTGTAGATTTATTACTAGAATTTATTGATTGAGAGTCATATCCCAATCTACCTGGTCTTGATGCCATCGAAAAAATCTCCTACTACTTTTATTATTTATACAAAAAGTCTAGAGATTAATCGCCAATGATTACAGTTGTTGATGCGCTTTCTATTTTGTTTGAACCATCAGAACCTGATATACCTGCAGGGTCATCGCCTGTATCAACTTGATCGTCTAGACGAGCTGCACCTTTAGTTCCGCTATTGAGATTAATTGTTTTTGCGTCAATTGTACTATCGCCTGTTACATTTTGATCGTAAGTTCCTTTAATGTTTTCTATAACGTTACCATCAACTTGTATATTCCAATCACCCTTGACGTAAGTATTACAGTTTGCGTCAATAGTAAGATTGACATCACCTTTGACATTAACAAATTCTTTACCAGCGACTATTTGATAATTGTCACCAACTATTCTAGTAACTTTATTTCCGTCCTTATCTATTTCATAGAACGTACCTGACTTATGATATTCATGAATTCTTTCTGCATCTGTTGTATCGTCATATTCTTTTATGTGACCAGATGAAGTTTCTATTACATTGTTGTCAGGGTATACAGCTGCGTAAGTAGATGCTGGTTCATCAAAAGTTTCATCGGAATTAGCGATTGGTATTGTTTTGCTTCGGCCTTCTTCTTTAGTTGTTAGTACTGTATGCGATAAATCTGTTTCATTCTTCGCAAGTCTATTAACATCACTCTCAATAAATTGTGTTTCTGTAGTATAATCATTATTATCTTTATCAGTACCATGACCAGAGTTAGAATTTTTTTGTTCGGGGTATACGTCATTAGGGTCAGAGAAACCAAAACGTTTGTCTTTGTAAGAGGGTTTACCTTTGAGAGTTCCCATGACAATAGGATTTTGCATCTCAGCTGCATCCATATAGAAACCAACTACCCAAGTTCCGTTTACTATTTTAGAAAACTTACCGATACCTTGCATCGATGTGTCATTTGTTGGCGACATAACAGACGCCCACGGTAAACTATCCGTTGGTATATCTGTTAAATCTTTTGTATGGAAACCATATGATCTTACTTTGACTCTTCCTAGTTTATCAGGGTCGTTATTATCTTCTACAACTCCAACAAACCATTTAAAGCCATCTAGACCCATATAGTGCTGAGGATTTTTTGCCATGTGATTATTTAGTACGCAATCACATAATATTTTATTCCAAGTTGTTTAACAATGTCAAGGATATCTAATAGTTCATCTGCTTTAAAATCATGAACCATATACTTTGAGGGGGATTTATATAGTACTATTCTCATGTTGACGCCATGACTTTCTCATTTCGATGTAAGTTTCATCTTGAGTTACTAAATCTCTATACTTTTTAAAGACACGAGCGGCTTTTGCTTTCTCATTTGTTGCCCAATCCTTTGCTTGTGGTAGTGGTCTAAACTTTTCATCGTGAGTTTGTACATACTTTCGACCATCTTTATGGTTCGCATAACGCCTCGCTCGGGTAAAACCCATCTCTAAAAACTTTCTACACATATCCATACCAACAAAATCATGTATTTTTTTGTAATCAACATACATCTCGTAAATAGTTTTGGCTGATTTTTTTGCAATCGCCACGGTTTTAAATCGCCAATGTTGACATATGTTCTCTGTATAAGGACGAACCAGTAATACTCCTTGTTCACCACGACCAATACGATAACGAGTATCATTTGGTCTAAACATTGTGTGCTTGTAGTCTATGTT